CAACACAGGCCTAGCAGTAGACCTGACCCACGATCCAAAGGCAGGTATTGACTGTGCCGAGATATTTGAAAAACTCAAAGAAGATGAAAGGGTTGCTTACCTTATCTTCAATAAGAAAATTTGGTCACGCCTCAAGGCTAGCGCTGGCAATCGTGTTTATACTGGCAGTAATTCACACTCTAAGCATCTTCATATTTCTATCAACGCTGATAGCGCTAATGACACTAGCCCTTGGTTCTGGTGGATGAATCAACCTAAAGTTGTGAATCAGGTCAAGGCTGCCCTGCAGCCTCAGCCCAAGAAGAAGGTGGTAGAAGGTGTCGTTGTGACACCTGTATGCACCTGCTGCAAGGTTCACAGCAAACAAAAGAAAGGCAACTAATGGAAACACTCAAGCAAGTATCGCTTACGTGGTTTCGTGCTGCAGCTTCCGCTGCTATTGCACTTTACCTAGCAGGAGAAACTGATGTAAAGACCCTTGGAGCAGCAGCACTTGCTGGCTTCTTAGGTCCAGTACTCAAGTGGCTCGATCCATCGGCTAAAGATTTTGGTCGCGGAGCAGCGTAGTTTGTAGATAGCGCGAGGCAAAGGCCCTCATCCCTTACGGGATGGGGGCTTCTTTTTTTATGCCTGAAAGTGGGCGAATCTTATCTATCGGAACCTGATGATTATGAACCTTGTTACCCTCTGGACCTGTCCAAGAAGGCTCGTATTGCTTGATATCAGCAACAGTATTCCAGCCATAGATGATGACTTCTGTGGGCTGTAGCGGGTCTACAGAGGTCCATAGAAGGGCATCTGCTTTCTTCTCTAGGAATGGCAGTTGCTTACTTGATACTGCCCTGCCCCATACCTGCCAGTAATTAGTGTTCCACGTCTTGATATCCCAGCGCACAGTATCTGCTGTGATATCACAGAAGTTATCCTCTTCAGCATTGAGAAAGTGTGGAGTAGTTTCCATACCCAACTGCTTGAAGTATTTATGGGCAGCTAGTTCACCGAACCTGCCAATGGAGTGTGATGATCTAAGGTTTCGGTAATGACCATTGAAATTCTTGTACTTCTGATAGGTCCTCTCTGACAGTTCTTCGGCTATAAGCAAGTCTTCTTCTGTCAGGGGAATGTTCATTCTGGTCTATCTACTGGACAAGGAGCTTTGAGTAGGTTTCCACAATTAGCACATTGTACATCCAAGGCATACCAAACTATCTCGTAGTTCTCAAACTGGACATACGTGTTGAACACGGTACAACCACAGACACACTGGTGGGTTGGACCTACATCGCGGAGGTCAGAGGCTTGAATTGGTGGGATGTCTTGGCTATATTTCAGCAGCCGAAGTAGACGGAACAACACAGTCCTCACTCCCATCGGCCCGTGAGGGCCGCTACTGTAATTCGCCTAACGGCTCATATTGTAATGAACTGGTGTGTCGCTACCGCGACGACACGCCGAAGGATGTATAGTTCCGCTATGACAACATTGGTGGCGGTGGAACTGGAAGACCTAGCGGTCTTAGCTGCTGATAGCCAAATCACTGAAGACAGTATGAGGACTGTTAGTACCTCAACTCCGAAAATAATTCACATCGGTAAGTACCTGCTGGGTATTGTCGGTGATGCTAGACCTGGTGACATCTTGACCTATAACTGGACTCCGCCTGTATACAAAGGTGCAGACCCCGTTCAATGGATGGGTAAGAAAGTGATGCCATCAATACTCACGGCTTTCAAAGAGAATGGATATGACCCGTATGAAGCGTCGAAAGATAAGGAATCAGGATTCGACTACATTGTCGCGTTTGATGGGAATGTATTCCATATCGCGACGGACCTGTCGTTCATCAAGAGTGATAACGGCATTTATGGAATCGGCAGTGGCGGCGCTTATGCTCTTGGTTATCTTTATGATCGTATGGGTCGTCTCACTATTGGTAATGTAGAGCAACACGCCGAGAAAGCCGTTCAGATAGCCTCGATGCTTGACATCAATACCTGTCCTCCGATTCAATTAGTTACTCAAAGACGGGAGATAACGTGAGAAAAGACTGGAGAGTGTGGACTGTTCACATCAACAGCTACCATATAGATAACTGGGCTATTGGCTTGGACTACTACAAGATATTTGATAAGGCACCGATTGCACTTATCGCTAGAGTTTTGCAAATAAATTTGCTATTCTTCAACATCACTCTTACGAGATGGCAGGCTCCGCGATGGATATAAAAGAACTACTTGTAAAGGCTCTTCACGAGAAAGAGAACAAGCGTGGCAGGTCCACACAAGTTCAGATTGGTCCATCAGAATTAGGTGGCTGTCGCCGTAAGGTGTGGTATCGGTTGAATAATCAACCTGAAACCAATGACAACGAGATAAAACTCGCAGCGATTATGGGGACTGCCATTCACGCTGCAATAGAGAATGCACTTGCAGAGAATCAAGAGGTTCTTCTGGAGAAGACCGTTGAGTTCGACGGTATGAAGGCCCACGTTGATTGCTTCATTCCTGGGACAGGAGATGTCGTTGACTGGAAGACTACGAAAGTCAAGAACCTTTCTTACTTTCCGTCAGAACAGCAACGCTGGCAAGTACAAGTCTATGGCTACCTGATCTCTAAGTCTGGCTTGGGGAAGGTCCAGAACGTGAATCTTGTAGCCATACCTCGTGATGGGGACGAGCGTGACATCCTAGTTCACAGCGAACCCTATGACGAAGCCATCGCACTAGAGGCTCTGAATTGGTTAGCAGCGATTCGGACTATGACTGACGCTCCCGCGCCTGAAAGACACGAGAGCTACTGTCAAAGCTACTGCAAATTCTATGATGCCTCTGGTGAGATGGGATGCGTTGGTATAAAAAAAGGACTTACCAAGTCTGAGTTACCTCAGCTTGATGACTTTGAAGCTGCGATGGATGCACTGCATTACACGCAGATAGACACCGAAATAAAAACATTAGAAGAAAAGAAACAAGCACTACGCGATAAGTTGCTTGGTAAAACTGGAGTTACTACTACTGGATACGAGATCAAGTGGTCTACTGTTCAGAGTAATACCATCGACAAGGAAGCAGTGGAGAAAGCACTAGGCTTTGTGCCGATGAAACAAGGGAAGGAAAGCGCAAGGCTTTCCGTCAAAAAGACTGGAGATAAATAATGGCTGCACCAGAGTCAACAAAGTTCCAGGTGAATTTCAAATCACCAGATGGAACTCTTATCAATTTGTACGCTGCGAATAAGGAGGAACTGGAATCGCTGCTTGCTGCAGCGCAGGACTTTTCTGCCCTCATTGGAAGCGTTAGCCAATCATTCTCAGGCGCTCCATCTGTTGCGCCCGTACGTGCTGCTGCGCCAGTAGCATCTGCACCTGCGCCACAAGGTGGCGCTAATGTCTGCAAACACGGACCAATGGCTTACAAAGAAGGCGTAAGTGCTAAGGGTCCTTGGAAAGGTTATATGTGTCAGGCACCAAAGGGTGCTACTGACAAGTGCCAAACTATCTGGGTCCGATGACCCAATGCGAGAGCCTCGTGAATTCGAGGATCCTCTCTGCGCTCAATCAGGTGGTGACTTCTGGTTTCCAGAACCAGGACAAGGGACAAAACCTGAGACTTACTTCGCTAGAAGTATATGTGGTAAGTGTATCCATCAAGCTGAGTGTGCAGAATGGGGTATCCATAACGAGCGTTACGGAATCTGGGGTGGCCTTACAGAGGCACATCGAAAGCAGATAAGAAAACAAAGAAGAATAGTAATACGACGGGAGGAAAGTGCTTAGGTTAGACCGCGCTTGGAAGACTGCCCATACATTGGCGCAGCCACTTCCGACTGTGTGGAAAGACTTAGATACTAAAGGCATAAAGTTTCGGCGTGGTCAAGTGTGTATGGTTGCCGCTGCACCTAACGCTGGAAAGTCTATGTTCGCTCTTGTCTATGCTATCAAGGCCAAGGTGCCTACTCTGTTCTTTTCTGCAGATACTGATACTGCTACGGTGATGTTGCGTGCTGCAGCACATCTAGCAGGTCACACCCAAGAGACTGTAGAGAATCAAATGAGTATCAATCCTGATGCTTATGAAGAAAATCTACAGGCTATATCACACATACAGTGGGTCTTTGATTCATCACCAAACCTTGATGATATTGAGGCAGAGGTAAAGGCCTATATTGAACTCTATGGCATCGCACCACAGTTGATAGTCGTAGATAACCTGATGAATGTCATCGCTGAATCTGATAATGAGTGGGCAGGCTTACGCCAGATAATGGTGGAGCTACACGATATGGCACGCAAGACAGAAGCCTGCGTGCTTGTTCTGCATCACGTATCAGAGCAGACTGAGTACGGATCTATGACTGAGCCACCGCACCGACGAGCAATCCAAGGTAAGGTATCTCAACTACCAGCTCTGATACTCACGCTGGGTTACAACCCGTTTGAGCATACGCTTAGGGTTGCAGCCGTAAAGAATCGTTTCGGAAAGCATTCAGTTGATGGCAAGGATTGGGCAGGTTTATTCGTAAACTTTGCCACCTGCCAAATATCTGACGCTGATGCTTACGGCAGGATGGTCTATAACTCTAACTTAGCGAGGGCTTTGTGAGTTCATACAATAAGGCTAAGGGTTCCAAGTTTGAGACGGATGTAATGAAATACTTGAGGAAACTGGGACACTTCGCCGAGCGCCTAGCCAAGGCGGGATCTAATGATGAAGGTGACATCGTTACCATAATCGCAGGTCAGACCTATATTCTGGAGTGTAAGAACCGTAAGTCAATCAATCTTCCGCAGTTCTGGGCAGAAGCTCAGACTGAGGCAGCCAACTATGCGAAGGCTCGTGGACTACCCGTCACCCCACCAGCCTTCGTCATAGTCAAACGCAGAAATGCCAGCATCGCAGATGCGTGGGTAATACAAACATTATCAGAGTGGGTCAATAACATAGCCGAAGAGTTAGGAGTAGATGATGCCAGTGCCAGAAGGACAGATAACGACATCCAAGATTTGGACGAGTGAAGATGTACCACTACCAGAGGAACCGACTGAGGTAGAAGAGAAGGAAGAAGAAAGAGAAGAAGATGAACAATCTAATTGATGAAATAGTTTCTATAATGATGTCACCAGGTGTTGCTGGTAATGGGGCAGCAAAGATTATCAACTTGGTTCTTGAAGATGTAGAACTTGCAAAGAAGGTAGCAGAGGATTACGTCCCGTATGTAGAACCTGCTTGGTCTGGCAGTACTGGATGGCAAGTATGATCTGCAGTAGCTGTTGTTGGGCAGGTCATCACAACACCATTGGTAAGACTGACCTAGCCAAAGAGTTTCACGAGAAGTGTGAAGGAGACTGCGGATGCCAGCACAAGACTGGTCCAGGGTGGTTCGTGCGAAGAGGTCAAAGACCAACTCAGATGCAAACTCAATCTCCATAGCAGATGTAGTTAGGCACTTTGGAGGAGAAGTAAAAGAAGGGCGCAACGTATCGGTGCGCTGTTGTATGCACGATGACTCTCGCAAGAGTGCAGTCATCGATACATATAACAACCTGTATTACTGTCACACCTGTGGCAAGGGTGGCAATGCAGTCAATGTCATAATGGAATTAGAGAATGTGGGGTTCAAAGATGCTCTCGCAAGAGCAGGCGAAATCGTTACAGGAGGCAGCTCACCATTACGCGGAGGCAATAAGCGACGAGGCTCTAGCCTATCTCGCAGGACGTGGAATATCTGAAGAGGTAGCAGCTCGCTACCGACTAGGAACTATCACAGATCCGATAGAAGGGCATCAAGGATATGAGGGTTGGATTTCCATACCCTACTTCACCGCTTTAGATTTATGTGTAGGTTTCAAGTTCCGCAGGCTTGATGATGGCAAGCCAAAGTATGGCTCACCTGTAGGACAGAAGACTCACCTGTTCAATGTTGTAGCTACAATGTCTGCAACTAAGAGCATCGTCATCTGTGAAGGTGAGTTCGATGCGATTATTATGGATGCAGTCTGTGGTGTACCAGCAGTAGGAGTACCTGGAGTAGCGGCGTGGAAACCTTTCTATCCCAAACTATTCGGTGGCTTTGATGTTGTGTATATTCTCGGAGACAATGATGTGAAAGATGATGGCACCAACCCAGGAGCAGAGTTCTCTAGGCGTGTCGCAGGTGAGGTTACGAACTCACAAATCGTACAATTACCACCAGGTATGGACATAACAGACTTCTATCTGGTGAATGGAAAAGAAGCAACAGCCAACCTAGTAGGAGGAGTCAAGTGAGTGAACAAGAACCAGTCTCTCCAAGAGGCAGCAAGATTATTGATGGATATGGGGATGATAATAGTAGCGATAGATTACAAGGCTGGGACTATTACCTGTCAACCGATGCCAGCAAGAAAGTAAGTGGACAGTTTGTCGAAGATGTCTGGAGAATCTATGACACAGCAGGCTCGCTCTTGCTCAGAAAGCATCACGATTACGGTCCGAAAAACATCGCTCACAGTCCAGGTGGCGCACTCAATGGACTCCGAGTGCGGATGTGGGACAAAATTGCTCGCATCAATAATCTCCTCGATAGCGGCGCTCACCCCTCCAACGAATCCTTGAGAGATTCCTTTGTAGATTTGATGAACTATTCTGCTATTGCAATTATGGTATTGGACCGCAAGTGGCCCGAACTCCCAGGTGACGACAAATGATTAGAGAAGAATTGCACAATGGCAGGGAAGATGGAAGAGTAATCAACCTTCCAGACTATTTACCCACTGAAGTTCATATACCTTATGTAAATTTTGATGTTGTTGAGGCTATAGAAAATAGCGATGATCCTACTCAGCCTCTGATGTTTCATCAAACTATCTACAAACTTGATACTACTGACTTGAAGTACAAGTACGCAGGAGAGGTCAAGTGAGAGCAGACCTACCTGAAGCAGAAAAGAAAGCATTGCGACGTAAATACAATGCTGCTTGGCTTGCTAAAAATCCAACTGCCTATCGGGATAAACATTACAAAAAGAGATACGGCATTACCATTGAGCAGTATGAAGAGATGAACCAAAAGCAAAATGGTTTATGCGCTATCTGTAAAAGACCAGAGACTAGAAAGAAAGTTGATGGAACTACTAGAGTTTTATCAGTTGACCACTGTCATAAATCAGGTCAGGTAAGAGACTTGCTTTGTGGTGCGTGTAATCTAGTTCTTGGGCATATCGAGAAGTATAATATCCCTATGGAAAATGTTATTGCTTACCTCCAGAAATGGCCTGAGTTACCAGATGTATAGTAAATCAATGCACGATAAATGGGCAGAATTATTTATGTCCACCTGTCCAGAGTCTCCGACTTGCGCTTACTGCCAGCACTACGCTGACATTATTCGTAAGCCACAGGTATTTACTGACCTAGAGAAAATGGATTTGTTTGTTGCGTGTATGAAAAAGATTTCAGAATTATCACGGAGGTTGGAGAAGGTTGACTGAGAAGTATTCGTGGTACAAGGCGGCGCTACGCCGTAAAAAGATACAAGAAGCGAAGAGATTGAAGGCTGCCCGTTACGTTGAAGAGATGAATAAGAGAGCCAATGAGTACGATACATCCCGCAATACCTGACATCGCATCTAGTGTAACCACGACTATCTG